TCGCACCTGCTATGATTCCTGCTCCTAATACTCCATCTGCTCTTGTTACAAACTCTCCGTCTGCTAATTGAGCTAACATTGTATCTTCGTCTTTATCTCCTGTGCCGGATCCGTCTTCGACGTATCCTTGTGCTCTAACGTAATTGTTAGAATCGTTTTCGTCATGAGTAACTTTGCTTGGTAAATAATTTATACCGCCCTGATTAAATTTAGGTATAGAGGCTAAGCCTCCTGAGTTAAATCTGCTTTTTGATAATTCGTAAGGTCCTGATGTAAATTGAGGATCTCTATTTGCTTCCGGTATGTAAGGTTGATCAAAAGTTTTTTCTTCTCCAGTTACGGGATCTATATACTTAAAACCACCTCTTTGTTTTTGTACTTCAGCTACGGCTAAATTGTAAGTTGGTGTGTAAACATCGATTGGTTTAGGTTCAAATGCACCACCAAAATATGTGCCTAATGCTATGCCTGTTGCAACTTTACCAGGACTTAATTCTAACTCATTTGTGAAAGCCCCGTCCTTTATTCTTTGTCTTGTAAATAATTTTTGTAATGTGTTTTGTTCTGCTGGTGTTCCACGAAGTCCTTGATTTGCAACAGCTGCTCCACTACCAGCTACTACTGAACCTGATCCTGCACCTGTTCCTAAATTCAATGCGTTTGGCCCTGAAGCTAAGTTAGGCAAAGTTCCTAAAGTGCTTTGTTGTGGTAATCCTAAAAATGCACCCACTCCAGTATTTGCTAAACTCTGTATTGGTCCTAATTGAGTAAAGGTAGGCACTGAGCTTCCGAATCCTGCAGCACTAACACCTGGCACCATCTTACCACCTTGGTAGCCTAAAAAAGCTCCAGTGCCTGCTGCTAATAATCTTTGAAGTCCAGATCCACCTGCATCTTTTGATGCTTTGTAACCTTTATATCCTCCGTATGCTGCTAGTGCGTAAGGTAAAAACTGTAACATATGTTAAAAAATCCTCATTTTTAGCTAAGTAAGAAATATTAACACTTTAGAATTCCTTAATCAACTCATCGGCAAAGCTTGCTGTATACTGGTGTTCACCCACATGTGAGATATAATCATTGACTAAACAATAGCATTTTCCACCTATGTCTCTCCATCTCTTGCAGAAGGCAAAATCCTCACCTAAGTAAGTCTTAGTTTCTGGATCATGAAGAGTATCAAAAAAATTATAAAAATGCTTAACTCTTTCATTTTTTCCGTTGATAACGTTATCTTGGACTATCTCAAAGTCAGGATATTTATCGATCATCTTTTCAAACACTGATCTCTTTATCATCATAAAACCTGTGGGTGAGTGGGTCACCTCTATAGCACCATCTTTAACTTCAATGCTTTCAGGGTTAGCAACTTTAAATGGGTATCTATAAAATGCTCTATATTTTAAATCGTCAACAGTTTTTATTTTATTATTTTTAATCATGTATAAGGCTTTTTCCCAACACATATCTTTTAAAGCATAGGGTACAGATATAACATCTTTTTTAGCATCTAATAATCTAAAGGCACTCTCAGGTTTGAAACCAATGTCCGAGTCTATGAATAGTAAATGACTCATACCACTACGTAAAAAAGCAGACACACATAAATTTCTACCTTGTGTAACTAATGAAGACTTGTAAAGTTGAAAAACTATTTTTGTTTTTTTCTTTATAGCTAATTTTTGTAATTCCAATAATGATTGAGTATAATGTATACTTACTTCTGAGTGCACAGGTGTGGCTACAAATATGCTATGCTTATTTAATTTTTCCTCTTCTTTATTAAACCAAATAGCTTTAGAGTTTGGATCGCTTTTCATGTAATAGTCCTTGTAAAAAATTTGTCCATTCACCTTTTCTTCTTTCCCATGAATAGAATTTTTTATAAAATTGTTGTTGGCTTTTCAAAAAACTTGGCACAGTTCCTTTATATAAATATGAATTTACTTCATCAATAGCAAAAGCAAATAATTGTGAAAGATGTTTATAATTTTCGGTATAGTTTATATATACTGGCCATTCAGAGCACGTTTCATATAGCGCACCATAGTTAGTGGTTACCATGTGCAAACCTGCAGATAAAGATTCTATAGCAGAAATACAAGACGTTTCTTCCCATATGCTAGGAAAACAAAACACATCATAATTCTGTAATCTTTTTCTAATTTCATCATTACTTACATAGCCAATATAATTTACATTGGGTAAAGATTTTGCTTGATCATATAGTTCTTTATACTGATCATCATTTGCAGATTTAAACTGATCTCCATATATTTGTGTGCTTGAATATACATCTAATTCAATATCTTTACTTTTGATGAGTTGCATAGCTCCAAGAAGCACATTCAATCCCCTCCAGGGTGTAGAATGATAAATCATTTTAATTTTATTTTTTCTTTTAAATTTTTTTTCTGGAAATTCTTCAACTGCATTTTTTATTACAGTGCATCTATCAGTTGGCACTTGAAACCTCATTCGAAACTTTTCAAAACACCAATGTGAATTAAATACATAATAATCGTACTTTTTATGATTTTCTTTATTTTTAAACCATTCTATTAAATTAGGTTGGTCATAAGAATTCTGTTGCCACAAAATATTTATTTTATCTAAACTTAGGGGTATTTTCTCAGGGACTGAGGTAACTATAGAAAAGTTTTCAAGCAAGCTATTATCTACATACTTATAAAGTAATTGATATTGTAGCTCAGTTCCTCCTAGAGGACTCATTTAGTATCGCTTTTACCACCAATAGAAGCTGGAGTAATTATAAGATCTTGCTGAAAATCTGCTGCTGTCGTATCTGTGGTAGGATCTGCTACGTCTGCATCAAACTCAGCTTTGTCTTTGTACTCTTTTCCTGTTCTTTTGTGTTTAATTTTCTCTACTGCGTGTGCTGGTATTCTTCTTATTTCCATATTAACGTCCTTGTCCTTTATAGGGTTGTTTCTTCATACTCTTTTTTTTATGTTTATTCAATCTCTTTGTATGCCTTCCAGGTCTTTTTTTTGGTGTTCTTTTTGTATAATTACTTACTCCATATTTAGGTTTCTTTTTAGCCATTTTCTTGAGACCTATCTATCTGTGCGTAACTTATGATCCCTTGTAATTCATCAGCAGTTCCCGCTGTCATTTTTAATGAATCACCTTCTTCTAAAACTAGAGTTTGATTAATTATATCGACAACATCATTTGCAGGTATTGCTTTATTTCTAATTCTAAAAGTTGCTGACGCTGAACTATCTGTAAACTGTACTGATAAATTGACCGGTGACCCTGATGCGTTATCTATTTGTATTTGTTTTACTAAACATCGAGCTGATGATGGCGAAGTCAAAACTGTAGTCGTGTCAGTAGTTGATAGATTTATGCCAGCATTTTTGTATTGTATTGTCATGATATAAACCAGTTAAAAGTTGATTGTTCGTTTTTTAAATCTTGTTGGTAAGATGTATTTAATTGTTGTTTAACAGTATCTAAAGATTGTAACACCTGTCTCTGATTTTCAGGTTGGTAAGTTTCTTTAGGTTCTGGAATGTATGCTGTAATCTTTGCCATTATTTTTTCTTTAATTTACTTTTTCTTCTAATTCTAGCTGTATGTGAAGCTTTATGTGCTTTTCTTATACTTATCTGATCTAAACCAATTAAATCTTTTACACTTGCTTGAAAGTCTTGTGTAGCTGTTGATTTTCTTGGTCCAAAAGCTCCCAATGCAGCCGTCTTTTTAAAGGTATCTAAATTAACAGTATATGTCCGACCACTCAATGTAGATTTTACTGCTGATTGTTTTTTAATTGGTACAGGCCCCTTACCACCTCCGGCATGAATATTGTATTTAGCTATAGACTTTACAGCTTGCCTAGCTCTTCTTCTGCTTGCAGCTCTTTTCACTGGGTCAAGCTTAGGTTTATTTTTTAAAGCCAACCTTGCAGCGCCTTTTTTTGTAAGTAATTTTATACCTTTAATAATTATTGCCATTATCTTCTACCATCGGGTTGTACATCAGCTCTAAAAGTACCGTATCTCCAAGATTGACCTGTGCTTGTATTTTCTATTTTTAAACTAGCTGCTCTGCCTCTAGCTCTGGTATCAACTTTTTCTGTTGAGCTAGAAATAGTAAATGGACCTAGAGGAGATGATGCTGCTGTATCTACAGGAAAATCTTTTAAATTTATTGTAATTTGTGCATCACCCGTGATTCTTTTAAAATCAGGAATAAACCTTCTAATTTTTGTAAAAAATTCACCATTACCATCTAATGCAAGTTGAAAGTCGCCTGATTGCACATTTGCTAATATAGCAGTAGTCCCTGATGTATTAACTTGATCAACTCCTTTTTCATGCTCGTAAAATGTTGAAGCACCATTAGCGTTAGTTGCACCTTTTATATTTGGAAACGTTGGTACCCCAGTCAAAGAAAACTCAGTTGCATATGGATGATCAAATAATTGAGCATCATAATATGTTGTCCTAGCCAAAGATCCTGTCGTCCATGTATTTTCAGTATAGTTAAATGTTACGTTTCTATCTATTACATTAGACCCTGATTTTGGATAATACCAAGTAACCTCACCAAATAAAGTGTTATATCCTGCGTAAACCTTTTTGGCTTGATCAAAACTTATACCAAGATCGCCAGTATTATTTGTTGTGAAAACAAAATCTTCTACAGAACAAGGTAAACTTTTTACTGTTCCGTCATATATAAAAAATCCTCCGGAATCAGCCATCCAGTAAACTACACCGTCGGCATAAACAAGCGCATGTTTTCCAATTAAACCACAGTTAGATCCAACTTTTCTTATTGAGAAGGTAAACGGAGGACCTACAAATTGAGATATGTATGCAGCTGTATCAGTTAAAATAAAGATATAATCCTTACCTTTTACAGCGCCTCTAATTTCTGTACCGTCATCAAGTTGGAAAGTTCCAGCAGTGTTAGTGGATGTTGGAGCATAGTCAGAAATATCCTCTTGATCAGAGAATCTAATAAACATTTTATCTTGTTTAGCTGGATCACCTATTGTTGTCTCTGTACCTAAATGAAACAAGTGTCTGTCTTGATCAGAAACAATTGTCATGACTGAAGCAGTTGGATTTCCTGATGCCACTGCTGCTCTAGTTTGAGGAGCATTTGAATTAACATTAATTGGCTCCCAAGTAAAAGTTTTTCCGTCTAGTATTGTCGCTACTAAATTTTGTCCAAAATTATCTAAGGACCAGTCAGCTGATGGTAATACAACTGTGCTGGCAGATGAGGCATCACCCCAACCGATAAAGTTTGCAGTGTCCTCAACTATAGCACCATTTGAATGAGCTGATCTAGTTGAACCGTTCGCTCCCCTTGTAATTCCTGTAAGATCGTTTGATGACTTTCCGGTGTACGTTATTAATTCACCACCTACTAGAATTTCTCCAGTAGTTGGAAATAAAGATGCATCCGCTAATGTTATGTTTGTTGCTGAACCATTATTACCTTGAGCGTCATCGGCTAAAGAGCCATTTAAAGTTGATGATATTGCACCAGCTAAACTACCACTCCATAAACCTGTGCCCCAACCAAAACCAAATGTTTGGTTTAAAGATCCTGGTCTAACATAGGGATTGATAGAAGCAGATCCTGATGCGGAAGCAGTTCCAGAAGAAACTATGTCCATGGTAATTGTAAAAGAGTTAATGTCAGGCACCGTAACTACTTGAAACGTTCCCTCAAAATTTGCTGCAACAAAACCCGTAGGTGCAGAACTCATAGTAAATGTAAATAAATCTCCAACCTCTAAACCATGAGAAGCTAAATTTACTGTAACTGTTGCTGACCCACTTACGGTGTCGAAAGTCGCTCCTGCTAAAGCTGAGTCTAATGGTGTAATGTCGTAGAAAGCTTCAGAGTAATAAAGAATCAAAGCTTTATGTGTTCCTAACACAACGTATCTTCTACCATCAAGGTCTGTCCATTGATGCTGTGCTCTTGCAGCACCTACTATGGTGCTAGCAGTAAGTTGTTCCCAACCACCAATTTTTTCAGGTAGACCATACCTAAACCTCACATTATCTCCATCAACATACTGCCCCTCTGCAGCTGTAGGAGTAATCTGTTTGTTGAAGCCTGGTCTTATATTAACAAAATTTAAAGGCATGCTAAATTATACAATATTAGAACTGCCTTATCTACTCAGCCACTCTAGGAAGTTTTATTTCATTTTAGGACCATAGGTAAATAAAGTAAGAGTTTTTCTTTTACCTAGTGTTACAGGCGTAACCTGATGATTTAAATATGATTTAAATATGAGCACAGATCCTGGTTTTTGGAAACCTGGTATTTTATATTCATTTCCGTTAAAATAGCTGAATACACCACCAGAATAATCTTCAGTAGATAAATTTAATAAAACAGTTAATTTCATATCATGCACGTCTGATCTAGAGGTATCAATATGCCATCCATAACTGCCAGACCTATTAGCATCATAGATATTGTAAAAACAATTCTGATACTCATTAAATGGATATAAATCATATCCAAAATAAATATTATTTATGTATTCAATACAAGGAATTATTTTTTGTATTAAATCGATTATTTTACCTTGACGTAAAATTAAAGTTTTAGTTTGTTTTTTTGAATTACCATCTAAGTCATGTGCAGTATTTTGTGTTTCTTCAATACTGTCATAATTATTTTCTATATAATCATTTATTTTTAATATTTCTTCTTTTTTGAAAAAATTTTCGTGAAGCCAAAATTCAACGCAATGTTCCATTAGATATACCTTTTTATTTCATTGTCCCCTTCATAGCAAGCAAAAGATAAAACTATACGTGGTGTTATTCCAATAGCCCGATGCTCTTCTCCTTGAGGTATGTGTAAAACGTTTCCTGGTTCTAAAATAATTTCTTTCTCTTCATTTTTGTATAAAGTTTTACCATGAAGACCTAATATAAAAACATCATACTTATCTATATGTGGATTACATTTACCTCCGGAGGAGAAGCTTACAAAAAAATGCATGTCAGAATGTTTTCTCTCTTTGTTAAAAAGTGTGTTAAGATCTCGATATAAATAAAATAAATCTTTATCTTTTTCAACATTACATATTACAAATGAATTATCGAATATAAAATTTCTCATCCAGTTTCCGTTTAATTCTGTTTGAAAATTATTTCTATCTATAATTTTTATTAGATCATTAAAATCAAAAGGTTTTATCTTTAATCCAATATTTTTTGTATCTATAAGTTTCATTTAATTAAATGTTAAAATAGCAATCATTCTTATACCATATTTAGGAAAATACATGTAGTGTGGTCTATCCTCAAAACATATAATTTTAAAAAGTTCTGGTTGAATAACTTTTAACTTAGTCTTTTTATTTTTATCTAAAATCACCGTTTTCGAATCCTTATCTTCGACATCATTTAAATAAATTATTAATTGTTTATGGGGTATCAAATGGTCTGTGTGTATGTTGCTATGTGTAAGTTTGTTTTTAAAAGTGGTGTTAATTGCACATCTCAAAATTTTATCATATTTAATTTTGTGTTTTTTACAGAAATTTTTCAAAAGATCAGAAAAGAAAGGACCTAAAAAAGAATTATGTTCTGGCTCTTCTTCTCCTCTTTGTTCATATCTATGAATAACAGTATGACAAAAGAAATAGTTATTATCTCCAGCAACCGCATTGTGTTGTAAAAACATTGGAAAATTATTATTATAAATAATATTCTTATTTATATAATCTATGTCTTTATTATTTAGAAAAGATTTATCTTCTATAAAAAACATTTATTTTTTTATTTTTATGTTCCATTCAATTTGTTTATCTAATTCTTTAATATAAATTTTATTTTTCTTGTGTTTATTAACAAACTTTTGTAGCTCTTTCGTATCTATTATAACCCATTCAGATTTATTTTCGATCAAAATTTTATCTGCTTTATTTGGTAATTTTACTAGTTTAGCTGTTTCTCCTTTGTAATCCTTCAATCTACGTATATCAAATGTAAAAACTTGATTAGATATGTCTTTTAACATACCCTTTACTTGCCAATGTTCTTCTTTGTTTTTGTTCCATTCTACATTAATTAAATATTTTTCAACAAATATTAAATTTAATTCCATAGACATATAATATAAAATAACATATTAATTTATTAAATGGATCAACAACATAATACTTTTTGGCCAATAAAATTAGATACAGTAGAAAGCTGGGCTTATTGGGATAATGCGTTTTCTAAAGAAGAGTGTGAGAAAATAATAAAATTAGGTAATACATTAGTAAAAAAAGAAGGAACTGTTTTTGGTGAAAATAAAGATTTTAGAAAGAGTGATGTTTCATGGTTGTATCCTTGTGATGACACAAACTGGTTATATAAAAGGCTCACTGATATTGTAGAAGAATTAAATAAAAGATATTTTAAATTTGATATTGACGGATTTGGAGAAGGTTTACAATTCACTTATTATAAAGAACCTGATGGTAAATATAAGAAACATGTTGATAAAGGTTATAACGGATTAACTAGAAAACTTTCATTTACATTACAGCTTTCTGATCCTGACACTTATGAAGGAGGAGATTTATTAATGCATATAGATGATCCTGGACAAAAAGTGGAAAGAAAACAAGGTAAATTAGTTATGTTTCCAAGTTATGTTTTACATGAAGTTACACCTGTAACAAAAGGTGAAAGATATTCTTTAGTTGCTTGGTTGACTGGAAAACCTTTTAAATAATATTAGGCGTTAACTCTAACCCAACCTTTAGTATTGTCGGATCTGTACAGATCATCTTCCCACGCATATTGATCTGGAATAGCTTCTCCATTGTAAGTGTGTCCTTCAATATAAGTTTCAGGCATAGGAATTGGAGCTTCATATTGACAAGTTGTTTCGTTTAAGATCCATTCTTGTTGATCAGGAAGTTTTGGAGCTATAAAAGCATCTTTGTCAGCATCATAAGTAAAACCTTTTCCTGCGAAATTTTTTCTAAAAGCTTTGGATTGATCTTCTGAAGGAATACTCATTGCTCTGTCAGAGTAGTGTACACCTCCATGTGTATTATAAGAAGTTTTTTTCCAAATTGATGTTTGATCTTTAAATAATTTTCTGCAAAACTCTTGCCCTGCTTCTTCAGTTGGAGCATCCGCATCAGATACAACGATTACATCAACTACAATATTATTTTCGTCTAATTTAGCAAAATGAGCCATTATGGTGCAAACTCCCCACTAGCTGTAAATGTATGGTAAGTGTAACCTCCAGCTGAAGTCACAGTTCCACCTGTACCTTGTTGTGGTCCAGAGTATCTAACAATTACAATTCCTGATCCACCAGGTTGTCCTCTTCCGGCTCCACCGCCTCGATTTGCTTGTCCAGCTTGACCGCCGCCTCCGGTTGCAGTTCCGCCGTTTCCGCCTCCGCCTTGGCCGCCTTGACCAACACCATTTGACCAAGTTCCGTTACCGCCACCACCAGCATAATAAGTTCCTAATGATTTCCAATCTGTTCCGTCACCGCCATTTCTAGCTTGCATAGATCCACCTGAAGACATACTTTGACCTGACTGAGAAGCTCCTCCTCCGCCACCTCCAGAGTCTGAATAAGATGGTCTAGGATCGTTTCCTCTTCCTCCAGGGTTTCCTTGTCCAGGTGTTCCTGGTCCAATTCCACCTCCTGATTGAGCTGATCCTCCGCCACCTCCGGATCCACCAGTTTGTTGAGATTCTCCACTTGAACCACCAATGGCAGTTAATCCAAATCCTGTTGTATTAGGGGCTTGTCCTGATGATGCTCCTGCACCAATAGTAATAGTTTGTGGGTTAGCTGATGAAACAGCAACGCTATCTTGTTCTAAAAATCCTCCTGCGCCGCCGCCTCCGGCACCGCCCTGGCCGCCGCCCGCACCGCCGCCAGCAACTAATAATACATCACAATTGTATTCTCTTACTGTTAATGAAGTACAACCATATGCTTTCGCTGCTGCTGCTCCAAATGATCCTAATATTGGCATCTGTATACTCCTCTGCTATTACGCGAACTGAGTCTGTGCAGCCAAAACTGTAAATGCAGCAGATCCAGTTTTTATTATTGTGTACGTATAAACATCAATCGAGCTTGCATTTCCTGCTGAAGGTGCAGATCCACCTTGATATTCAGGTGTTACACTTGATCCATCAATCGTCACAGCATTATTGTAGTAAGGCGTTGAGCCGTTTGTGACTAAAAATGCGACAGTCATAGAGTCGTTTGTGTTCATAGTATTATTTAAAGTGTTAGAACCATCACCTCTGAAATTTACCGTGAAGTTTCCTGCTGCATTGGTTGTGTGGAAAAGAACTGCCTGTGTTAAAACATCGAAGTTAACTGTTCCAGTTGTTCCTGTGGCAGCCACTGTTGCTCTTTCTTGTAGAGCTGCAATGCTTCCTAAACTTGTAAATTTTACTGCTCCTAAACCTTTAGGTGTTAAATCTAGGTTAACATTTGAGTCACTACTTCCTGTTGCTGAAATAGATGGAGCGCTTCCGTTGGCTGCGTTTGCTACTGTTAATTCATTAGTCGCAGAACCCGTGGCAGTTAGTTTAAATAATTCGTTTCCACCAGTATCTAAAATTGAAGTTCCAATTGCAGGTGATGTTAAAGTTTTATTGGTTAAAGTTTGAATTCCTGAAGTGTCAACCATACCAACATCAATAATGTTAGGGTTAGTCACGTCATCTGCTTTTGCGTAAAGTAATCTTGTGCCTTTATCTGTAGCAGCGAAAGTAACACTTGACCCTGAACCTGATGCATATTTGAATTCTACGGTGAAAGCACCGGATGTTGAATTTCTAATAATGTACATTCTTTCAATGTCTATTGGAATAGTAACTACTCTGTTACCAGTTATCGTCCCTGTTAACTCAATCATGTTTTGTTGAGCTGTTCCAGTAGTGTTTCCGTCTACAACATCTAATGCAGTTGTTCCTGCTCCGCCTGCAGTTGATGTTTGGTTAAATCCGCCAACTAATTGTTGTAATAATTGTAAATTTGTGTTTGTTTTATCACCCCACGTACCCGCATTTTCACCGGTTACTTGAAGTTCAACTCCGAGAGATGTGTATGATGATGCCATAATTTTTAAATCCTTATATTGTTATTTTACTAAACTTAAGCTGCCAAATCAACCTCAGTCCAAGTATTATTGACTCCTAAATCTACTTCATTCCATGGTGTAATATTAAGCGAACCGAGTGAAGCAGTCAACTGTATGCCCGTTAAATCTACTGTAGCATTACCAGTTATTTGTTGTGGTCCAGTAATAGACGTCTGTAATTGAGATCCAGTGCCCTCGGCAACGGAAACAGCGTCTGCAGTGCCTAAAACAAAAGCTGATCCAATACCAGTTGGAATTACGATAGCAAATCCTTCAGCTGTTTCCTCACCAATGTTAGTTTGTAATCCTATTCCGTCTGGAGCAACTAATGTTAATGCTCCAACTTCTACTGGTCCTAATGAGGATTGAATAGCTAAAGTCTGTAAAGTCGGATCTACATCTTGAGCACCAACAGCTGTTCCTTGAGAAGATTGTAATTGTAATCCAAAAGGAGTAGCTATAAAATCAGCTACTGATTCATGTGCCTCACTTATTGTAGTTTGAAGTTGTGATCCAGTCGGCTCTGCTACAAAGTCTGTAAATCCTTGTTCCTCACCAATTGTAGATTGTAAGCTTAATGAAGCTAACTCAACAGAGAATCCTGCGTTCCATGCACCATTGCCCCATTCTAATCTACCCCAGCCAACATTAAGTTCAGCATCTACTTCCACACCAGGCGTTGTAGTTTGTAATTGTATTCCACCTGCTTCTAAGGTTCCTGCAATGCCCCATCCTTCATTATTGTTCCAAGTTTTTCTACCCCAACCTGTATTTATTTCTTCTTCGGTGCTCTCTTCACCAATATTAGTTTGTAGTTGTGAACCTGTTACATTAATAGAAGCATCTGATAAGTTACCCCATCCACCTTTTGATGAGTTCCAAACACCACCACCCCAACCAAATTCAGGGAAAGGTGTTACACTGTTAATTGATGTTTGCAGTTGTGTACCAGTAACTAAAGCATCTGTTTGATTGACTTCGCCCCAGTTACCATGAGACCACGTATTTCCACCCCAACCTCTATCAGCGAACTCTTCTGTGTCACCAATAGATGTATTTAATTCTAAACCTGAGATACTTAAATCTAAATCAGTTTGATCAGACCATTGTCCTGAGTTCCAAGATAAAGCCCCCCAAGTATTTTGAGTGATATCAATTTCACCACCCATTCCGATCCCATGAATGTAACAGGCATAGTAAAAAGTCGAGTCACTCGCTGGAGTTACTTCGACGTATCTTGTTCCAGCTGCGTTGAAAGTTGTTAAATTAAAATAATCAGCTTGTGAAGCTGCACCATCAAGATAATAACTTACTCCAGTTCCATAAACATTAGATTGAGGATTAGAAGTTTGTGTTGCAAAAAATAAAGGGTGGTTATCGTTAGTTCCAGCACTTTGGTCAAATCTTAAAGTTCCACTTTTGACCCAAGTAAGATCTATATCTCTTACTCCGTTTAAATAAAAAACATTACCTGTGGCTCCTCCACCAAGGTATAGGTCGCCCGTTGCTACGGTAACGGTGTAAGTATAATTTGCCATAACACCGGGCTCCTAATTATGCGATTCTTATAATAGCTTGTGTGTTGTTTGGGTTAGGAAACTGAATCGTAAAAGTTCCTGACGTAGCTGTTTTATCTGAGCCAAAGTCCAATACACAAACAGATTTGTTACTGTTTGAAGTGTTGTAAATTAAAGCGCCTCTTGCTGTTAATGTTACACCTGTAAAAGATAAGTCTGAAAAATCTACGAATGCTACTGTTCCTTGTGTTGAAACAAGAGCGTTTACCAAAGCTCCTCCACCTTGCGTATATTGACCAGTGTTGGCAACTTGGTTTCCTGTGCTATCGCCAGGGTAAGTTGCAGTGTCTGCTCCAATAGATGCTTGTGAAGTATATAAAGCTAATTTAAAGACGTCTCCAGATGTTGGAGTGAAGTCATGAACACCTTCAAGAATCTCTTCTTTGAATGAGTTTGTAATTGCATTAGTTGTTATTGCCATTTTATTCTCCTATAATTTTATGGTGATGGTGATTCGATTTTAACTCTCGGAACGCCATCAGTATATTGACCTCTACGTCTAGAACCCATTTGTTCTAACGCAAAAGCTTCTAATGCTTTATCATACCTTGTTTTATATAGGTTGTACATATCAAGGGGACCTTTTAGGTAAGAAAAACACTCAACCAATACTCCGTACAATAAAAGGTTTTCATATTGATCTGACAACATAGTGCTTGTAGTAGAATCAAAATGAGGAGCATTTTTAACGTATTGAATCTGAATAGGTAAAGCTGAAGCGGGTGTTGGTGCGACGATGATATTTTTATCGTTGTACATGGCATAATATTTAGGCTGTCCTGTAGCTCCAGTTGGGTTAAATTCTGCGATAAAAGTTTGATCCCTTTTTTCTAAAAATACTTCTGTCCCTCCATCAGTGATTTTTACTGCTCTTAAATATTTAAGATCACCTGGAAGACTTACTGCTCTATTGCTTGCAGTAAAATTAGAATTTGAAAATTTTCTTAAATCATCATAGTCAACTTTACCAGCAATATCTAATTCAGTATTTTTAATAAATTGATCCAGCAAAGTATCTGAAAGAACACTACTTGATACCTCTGTATAGTTTCTTACCTGGGTTAAAAAATTTGTATACGTTATCGCCATTATGTAATCTCCACAGTTACAGGATTAACTAAACATGTAGCTTGTCTTCTTCTATTTTGTAATGATGGATCTCTTGGCTCCATACTTTGTTGACTAGTGTTTAAAAAATTAGTGCTTATTTCTGCAGTAAAAGTTTGAAAAGCAAAATCTCCTGGTAAAGTCAAATTTGCAACACCTACTGAAGCTCCTCCTGAGTCAGCTAATGTATTATCGTTTTCTGCTACTGTTTTTGGTTGTTGAAACTTTATATTTCTAGGGTTTTGTAAAGCAATAGCATCACTGACTGCATATCTTCTTCTAATT